CGATTGTGGTGCCCCCTTCTTCTTGCGCAATGCTTCTGTTGGAGGGGGTAGATTATTGGGTATACATGTTAGTGGAACTGATGCTGGACATGGTATGAGTGTAGTGGTTACCCAAGAACAGATCTTGGATATGATTGATAAGGTAGATAGTGTTAAAGTTAAGAATTTTTATTATGATTTTGTGAATCAGTCTGATTTTCCAAAATATTTTGCTGGAGTTTATCCTTTGGGAAGACATCCTTCACAGGTTCGAAATCCCACTAAGACAAAAATAATACCCTCAGTGCTTTCTGGTATTTTTGGTTTTCCAAAGACTAAACCAGCTAGATTGGCTGTTGAGTATGATTCTGATGGCGATATCTCATTTGACCCTTTTATGAAAGGTCTCATGAAAAACGTTAGAGATAGACCCAATGTTGATCTAAAGATTTTAAATGTTTGTGAAGAGCATTTATTTTCTACATTAGTCAATACATCTAAAGAATCTAGTAGTATTGGTAAGAGAACATTGACTTTTGAAGAAGCTGTGCTGGGCATATCTACTATTGATTATTGTGATGCTATTCCGAGAAATACATCTTCTGGTTATCCTTACGCCATGCCTGGTGGTTTGTGTGAGGGTAAAGCTGGTAAGACAGTTTTTTTTGGTGAAGGTGAACAATATGATTTAAATAATCAAAATTGTTTGGACCTCAAAGAAAGGGTAGCTTTCAGAATGGAAAATTTGAAGAAGGGCATCAGAAATGAAGTTATTTTTATGGACTTTGCCAAAGACGAAAGACGGCCAATTGCTAAAGTTGATGAGGGTAAAACAAGAATGATCAACGCTTGTCCGCTTGATCATTTGATAGAAGTTAGACAACTTTTTATGTCTTTTGCTATTTGGATACAGCAAAATCGTATTGACAATGGTATTTGTGTTGGTGCTAATCCCTATTCTGATGAATGGCATAAACTTGCCACAATGCTGAAGAGTAAGGGCCCTAGTGTTGATGCTGGTGATTTCAGTGAATTTGAT